TTATGATAAAAAGTAACCCCATACTGGGAGCTTCCTTTGGGATTTCCCAAGGACTCCTTTCGCATCTCGATAAGATTTTTCCAGACACACTACCAACCCACAGTATTACTGTAGAGGAACTTCGGTTCTTGCAAGGTCAGCGTAGAGTCATAGAGAAACTTAAAGAGCTTTCAGAAGAAGACTTTAATTATGAGGAGTAAACCAACGAATGTGTTTATTCGGTAGTTCAGAACCTAAACCTGCACCAGTTGCACCTGCCCCCGCAAAAGCACCTGCTAGTTTAGATTTATCAGACATGGAACAAACACCTTCAGCAATGCGGAAACGCAGAGCCAAAGGAAAACGTAGTGTCCGTAACAAAACATCTAGTACAGGACTCAGTGTTGGCGGCTCAAGCGCACCCAGTTTAAATATTCCCAGTAATGGAGGTAATAAATAATGTGTGGAGCAGGTGGCGGTAACAACAAAAGCAGTGGCGGTAATGGTAATAACAACAAACCAGCAGGGCCAAAGAAAGTAGTTAAGCCTGTTAACAAAGTAGATTATCAGGCTAGAGCTAAAGCTAACAAAAGCACAAACATTCCGATTTTATCAACAGTAATAAAAGACAAATATCGAAATGATGACGTAAGTTATAATCAAGCTTATTGGGCAAGCCAACGTGCATCTAACGTAAGTCAGGCTGACATGAAAGCAGAGCAAGACCGCATAGGCATGAAGAAAGCTTATAGCGGTGATCGTGTCCCAACTTCACTTCCAAACACAGGCCCACCATCCCAGAATTTTAGGGAAGGTACAACATCTGTTAACTCCCCTAAAGCAAAAGCACCTAATAGAATCGCCTTGACTACTGAAGCTTCAGAAGGTGGTAGCTCTGGTGGTGCAAACCAATCAACTGCTTCTTCAGGTGGTTCAGCAGGTGCAACAGGACAAGCTGCAAACCTAAAAAACATGCTTGCCAGTAAAACTAAACAAAAGCGTTTAGGCAAAGGCCGACTTAAGAATAAGAGTGTTGGTGTCGGTGGTGGCAGTGGCAGTGGCTACAACGGCTTAAATATCATTTCATAACAAAAGAGAAAAATTAGCTATGCTACCAACAACAGGAGCAGTAGCTAAACGCTATACACATCTTGAAAGTGACCGAACCTCGTTCTTAGATAGAGCAAGAGAAGTTGCTAAACTTACCATACCAACCTTAATGCCCCCAGAGGGTCATTCGGGTTCTTCTGTATACGCTACGCCATATCAATCTATTGGTGCTAGAGGTGTTAATAACTTAGCATCTAAGCTGTTAATGACACTTCTTCCCCCTAACTCCCCCTTCTTCCGTTTAACAATGGACGACTTTGATTTGCAGAGTCTTGCAGGGGATGATGCTAGGGGTAAGGTAGAGGAGGCATTAGCTCGTATTGAACGAGCAGCTATGCAAGAAGTAGAAGCTACGGCTGTTCGTGTCCCTGTTTTTGAGGCACTTAAGCAGCTTATAACTTCAGGTAATGTGTTAATTCACATGCCCAAGGATGGTGGAGTTCGTGTATTCCGTTTAGATAGATACGTATGTCAGCGTGACGCTATGGGTAATGTATTAGAGGTTATTACTAAAGAAACAGTAAGCCCCTTGATGCTCCCTGAAGCAGTCCAAGAACTACTAACAAAACCTTCAGAAGAGTCACAGCTTAAATCTATTGACCTATATACCAAAGTTTGCCGTGTAAACAAAAAATGGGAAGTGTATCAAGAAGTCGAGGGACAGATAATCCCTGACTCACGGGGTTCCTTTCCCTTAGATCAGTCACCCTTTATGGCATTACGCATGGTTCGCATTGATGGGGAGTCTTATGGTCGTGGTTATGTCGAAGAGTTTATAGGTGATTTAAGTTCACTTGAAACTCTGACCAAAGCTATTGTTCAGGGTGCAGCAGCCGCAGCTAAAGTCTTATTCCTAGTGAAGCCCAACGGTTCCACGAAGCAGAAAGTATTAGCTCAAACACCCAACGGTGGTATCGCTACAGGTGACGCTAATGATGTGTCTGTCTTACAGCTAGAAAAGTACAGTGACTTCCGTGTTGCTCAAGACACAGCAAGAGAGATTACAGAACGATTAGCATATTCGTTTCTTATGAACTCCGCAGTCCAGCGTAAAGCTGAACGTGTAACTGCTGAAGAAGTTAGATACATGGCTCAAGAGCTTGAGTCAGCTTTAGGTGGGGTTTACTCCATTCTTTCCCAAGAGTTCCAATACCCAATGGTCAAGTTGTTACTTGCCAGAATGGAAAAGAGTGGAAAGATGCCTAAGTTCCCTAAAGACACTTTGAAGCCTCAGATCGTAACTGGCATGGAAGCATTAGGGCGTGGTCAAGACTTAAACAAGCTATCACAATTACTTCAAATGCTACAGCCATTAGGCCCAGAGATACTACAGAGAGAACTAAACATTGACGATTATATCGACAGGCTTGGTGCATCTTTAGGTATTGATACAAGTGGCTTAATTAGGTCAGCAGAGCAGAAGGAGCAAGAAGCACAGGCTGAACAACAGATGATGCAGCAACAACAGATGATGCAAATGGCTGAGAAAGCTACAGGCCCAGTAGCACAAGGGTTAATGAAGCAACAGCAGGAACAGCAGCCACAGCAATAAATAATAACTACCTTTAATTGGAGACAGATAATAATGGTAGATGCAGTAAACACATTTGAAGAACCCGTTGAGGATGGTCAGCATACAGAAAATATGCTTAAAAAAGCTGAAGGTATTGATAACCCTGACGTATCAGACCGTCCTGAATGGCTCCCTGAGAAATTTAACACTGTTGAAGACATGGCTACTGCCTATCAAAGTCTTGAACAAAAGTTAGGTTCTAACGAGGAAGTAACTGAAGAAAGTGGTTTAGATGAGATTGCCGATGAACTAGAGGAAAGGGGTGTTGATTTTGACGCACTATCCAACGAGTTTGCAGAACAAGGTGGTCTAACTGAAGAATCATATGAATCGTTACTAAAAGCAGGTATTCCACGCACTATGGTTGACCAATTTATCGAAGGTCAAAATGCAGTGGCAGGTCAGCTTCAACAACAAGCCTTTGAACAGGTTGGAGGTCAACAAGCATATGAAGATATGGTTTCGTGGGCTTCTGAAAGTTTAAATGAAGCTTCTATAGATGCGTTTAACAATGCAATGAATAGCGGCAACATAGAGACAGCAAATCTAGCAATACAGGGTCTGCAAGCACAGTACCGTTCTGTTAACGGCAATGAACCATCATTGGTCATGGGCGAGACTAAATCCGTAACAGGTGGGGTCTTTAACTCTGCCGCCCAGTTGACGCAAGCAATGCGCGACCCAAGGTACAGTTCTGACTCTGCATATCGACAGGAAGTAGCTTTGAAATTATCACGAAGCAACGTCCTTTAGATTCTCTGTCTCCGCAGTAATATTCCCACCAAGCTATTGCAGCCTCTGGTGGGTTTTTTCGTTTAATGAAGCAACAACTTTATTCCAAGTATCTATCGACCTTCTGCGGAAGACAATCTTTAAGGGAAAGGAAGTAAGAGTCTGCTGAGTAGAACAACTCTCAACAACTTAATACTTTTTTTAAATAGGTACATTTAACATGGCATTTCCAACAGACCAAACAACATCACGATTAGGCCAAGTCAACGCGACAGGTGATGATCGTTCCTTATTCCTCAAGCTTTACGCAGGGGAAGTATTAACAGCGTATGAAGAGAAGAACGTCTTCATGCCTCTACACCGCACCCGTACTATTTCTAATGGTAAGTCTGCAAGCTTCCCTTTAACTGGTACTGGTTCTGCAAAGTACCACACGGCTGGTACATTAATACAAGCGGATGCAATTAAGCATGGTGAGCGTATTGTGACCGTTGATGATTTGTTAATCAGCACACAATTCATTGCCAAAATTGACGAAGCAATGAACCACTATGACGTGCGTTCTATCTATTCCAAAGAGTCAGGTAACGCATTAGCCAATGTGTCTGATCGCAACATTGCTCGTATCATTGCTAAAGCAGCCACAATCACTACTTCTTCTTTAGCAGCTACAGCGTTTGGCGCTTCTTTTGCAGATGAGGTTTACACTGCTAACTTCAACATTGGTAC